TACCCCGCCGGGCGCAGCCAGCACCACCCGTTCGCTGTTCAGCGCCTTGGCCCGGTCTGTAAGTGCGGTAACGCTCTCCTCCGCACCTCCGGCCACCACGGCAATACGCTCTCGCCGTGCGGCGGAGGCGGCCGTCACGCTGTCCCGCAGCTTCTGCTGCACCTCCTGGTCCGTGCTGTCGCACACCACCACGCTGATATTTTCCATTTCGGCCAGGGCCGCAAAGGCGGCCTCATAGCCCTCGGCGTTCGCCACAGGGATGGCGGCCACCGCCGCAGCCCCGTTGAGCAGGAGCACCCGGATTAGCTCCGCCATATCCTGGCTGTCCGCCTGGCTGCCAAAGGCGGATACCGCCCCCTCATAGCTGGTGATGGTCTGGATCACGCCGGCCTTCGCCTTGGTGTTTATCACAGCCAGGCCCACCGTTTTTCTCCCGCCGCTTCCGCGGACCAGGGAGGACGCGCCGTAGACGGAGTATACCCCCGGGCGCTCGTGTGTGGTCACGTTCATGGATGACTCTCCCCTCTGACCTCAAAGTCCAAAAATGTACCGCTCGGTTCTGTCACGGCGTACAGGCAGGCGGTGCATACTGCCTGGGCTGGCCGTTTCAGCAGACGGCTGTCCCGGTCGTACCCGGTCTCACCGCAGGAAAACTCCCGTATATCCAGTCCCACCGGGCCTGCACCGGCGCAGGCCCCTGCCAGCTGGTCCAGGGCGGCCTGCATGGCCGCCTCCCCAAGCTGGGGCGGGGCATAGAGGTCCAGTCCGAAGGTGAGCTGCACCTTCTGGCCATAGACCTCCACCCACTGTTCCCGCTCCCTGTCATATCGTTCACCCAGATAGTGCTGAAATCCCGCAGGTCCGGCCCGACATCCCTGGAGGGACACCACAGCCACCGGCCCATCCAGCAACTCCCGGGGCTCCACTGGCCAGTCGGTCATGGCTTGGAGTCCCTGCTCCCGCAGAAAAGCTGCCAGCTTTTCCCGGAGCCCGTCCAGCCCGCCGCTCATGCGCCCGCCTCCCGGTCTCTGGGCCGGAGCACCGCCCACACATGGGAGGTCCGGCCTCCGGCTTGAATCGGATGCGCGGTCTGGACCTCATAGCCGGTCCCATTCCACTCCACCCAGCACCCAGGCGTCAGCGGCTCCTCCGGCTTTCCGAGATATAAAAAGCGGTCCTCACGCCGCAGACCCAGGGGGCTGGGGGCCTCCTGCGCCCGGTCCCGCTCTGTGACCGGCTGGAGGAACGCCTGTGTCCGTACCGTCTCCTCTCCCCGGTGAAGGGCCACGCTCTGCCCGTACCGGGCCAGCAGGGCAGCCCATTCCCGCTCCATCATCCCGCCACCCCCTGAAAGGAAAATCCGCGATCTGTCAGATACGGGGCCATCAGCCGCTCCGCCTGGGCAGTCAGTTCCGCCGCTCCCTGACCGGTCCTGTGGATGGTCAGGTCTCCGGCAGTGAAGGAAGAGACGCCCGCCTCCCCCGCCTGGAGCCATGCCAGTACCAGCCAGGCAGCCGCCGGCACAAAGGCGCTCTCACAGTCCTCCGGCGTCAGGCCGGGGCGCAGCCGCCCCGCCAGTTCCATCTCCGCCGCCTGGCAGAGCATGACCAGCAGTTCCTCCTGATCCATCTCGCCCCCCAGGGTGCGGACCAGGGCCTGGATCCGCCCGGTCACGACGCCTTCACCGTCAGCACGCGGGAGGCGCCCTGGAACAGCTTGGCAAAGCCGCTGATGGTGGTGATGGCCGCACGCTCCAGCTGCCGGTCGATCAGCTTGTCGTACTCCACCATCACATCACTGCCCTGCACCAGTTCCAGGGCATACCGCTTGTCCAGGCCGATGGCGGTGTTTTTGGGCAGCACAGAGGTCCGCAGCAGGGTGGCGCCCAGGGGGGTGGCCAGTTTTCCGGTGCCCTGGAAGTTCAGGCCGGTGAGAGGGTTCTGGAACTCTGCCAGCTTGAGCATCTTCAGCAGCACATCGGAACTGACCAGCAGCGTGTTCATCTCATAGGGGTCGAAGGCCGCCCAGAAGTCCACCAGCTCGTCATAGGTGAGCACGCCGGCGCCCTTGGTCTCTGAGGCGGCGGCTGCGTTGTCGTTACCGTCCCCGTGGATCAGCACCTCCACCGCGTCGGCCAGCAGCATCTGGGCGATGTGGCTGCCGATCTGGCGCAGAGTGACAGAAAATAGGTCCAGTTTCTGATAGCGCACCGCCTCATAGCTGGCCACCAGCATCCGGCCCCGCTTGCGCAGCTTCACCAGATTGGCCTGCACCTGAATGGTGGTGGCGGGGATGGATGCGCCCTCGTCCACCGCCTTCAGCTCCTTGCTGTCCCCTCCGGCCTGGGCGGTGATGGAGCGGTAGTCCATCCCCTCGAACCGGGTGGTGGCGGCGGTGATGGAGGGGAGCAGATCCCCCTCCTCCATGCCCTGGCGCATCGAGCGGGCAATGTACTCTGGGAAGAGCACTGCGGAGTTCGCAGTGCGGAAGAACTTCTCCACCGGGTCGGAGGCGGTGCCCCGCACCTTGATGTCAAAGCGCTTCAGCTGCCGCTGAAAGGCGTCCAGCCCCTCCATGCCGGTCCCCTTATACTGCTCGGAGGGGTCCAGCCGCTCCAGCACCTGGGTAAAGGAGCGGCCCGCCTCCTGATACATCCCCTTTTCCAGCTTGATGGTGTCGCAATGATTTGCCATATTCAAAGCCTCCTTTTTTAACTTACAGGCAGACCACGGCGGTGTGACCGCTGTTGTCCGCGCTGACCACCAGGACCTCTGTGCCTCCGGCGGAGGCGGGCTTCACACCGCCGGCCCCGTCGGCGGCCAGCTTCACCCGACCCAGCGTCACCGTGCCAGAGGTAGGTACGCAGGCGAATCCCTTCACCTGTACCCCGGCGAACCCGCTCCGCACCGACAGGGCCAGCCCACAGAAGGCGTCTCCATCCGCGCAGGCCCCCACCTCACCGTTTCCAGTGATCTTCACCACTTGGCCGGACTTCACATCCTCCCGGGCCGTGAAGGTGGCGGTTACCATTCCGATGTCCTCAAATGATACCTTGCTCATACTGACTCCTCCTTGTTTGTTTTCAGATCAAAAACGCTCCGTCCTCCCGGGGCTCCTCCTCTGATTTTTGGGCATACTCCAGCTGGACCGGTAGGGGATAGCGCTCCCGGGCTCTGGCCTGATAGGCCCCCTTCAGGGCCTGAAGCTCCTCCGCGTCCAGCTTGTCCGCGATCTGCTTCAGCACGTTCTGGTCCAAACTGCCGTCTGCCAGCGTCCCCAGCCGTACCACCTCCTCCCGGAGGGAGGACAGCCACTTTCGGCCCAGAGCGGCCTCCCGCTCCAGCACCTCCAGCTCCCGGACACACCCGTCCCTTCCGGCCGCCAGTTCACGGAGGGTCTGCGCGCCCTCTCCAGTGGGACAAAGCCCCTTTACCACACCGGCCCTGGGCTGGGCAGGCACCGCCACAAAGGAGAACTCATAGGCGTCTACGGCCTCCTCCAGCTGAAAAAAGCACTGCGCCCCGTCATAGACCTCTCCGGGCTTGTGTCCACAGCTCTGTCCGCGCTCCGCGCCGCAGATGGAACATACCGCCCGCTTCACGGCACAGCCCACACTGACCTCCTTTTTGATACCTCCCTCGATCTCCGCGATCAGACCCTGGTTGTCCGGGGTGCGCACCATATAGGCCCACCCCTTCAGCCAGCAGTAGCCGTCCCCCGCCTGGGTGAGTCGCTCCGGCTCCCGCACCACCTCCGTGCGGTAGAGCCGGGCAGCCTGGCCCCGCGCACTCCAGCTGTGGTCGAACAGCCCGCTCTTACCCACAAACAGAGGGGCCAGCTGCTCCAGAGTTTTCTCCGGAAACCGCTCCTGGTCCCGGTCCACCTCGTTGTCACATAGGCACAGGGAGAAGGCATATACCTCCTGTGCAGATAGAGAGGCCCGGCTCAGCCGGTTGATGTCCTCCAGATGGCCGGGCAGCAGGCCGCTGCCAGCGGGCTGCTGTGATGTTTTTTGGATCCTCATGTGTTCTCCTTGTATTATAGAGTAGTAATAAATCAACAAAGCCCCCTAAGCCTAGCATTTGCAAGGCTTAGGGGGCTTTCTTTTTTTGCCGTGGCATTAAAATGGCATTACCGCATTAAATTATCGAGTTTTTGGACGGCTTCTGAGCTTGCGGAGGGGTACAGGTGCCCATACGTCCGAAGGGTGGTTTGGATGTCTTCATGACCCAACCGCTCACTCACCAGGATAACGGGAGTGCCCAGGTGGATGAGGAGGGCGGCATGGGAGTGGCGCAGATCGTGGAGCCTGATCTTCTCCACCCCGGACGCCTCGCAGCCCTTCGCCATCTGCTGGTGGAAGTAGCTCTTCGTGAAGGGGAAGAGCCTGTCGTCCGGGTCGGGCTCATAGAGGGCATCCATGTAGGCCTTGATCTCAAGGCATAGCTTCTCCGGCAGTTCGAGCACCCGGCGGCTCTTCGGCGTCTTCGGCTCAGTGATGACCTCTTTCCCGTCGATGGTCTGGAAACTTTTGTTGACCTTGAGGGTGCGGGCCTCCAAGTCGATGTCCGACGGGCTCAGGGCCAAAAGCTCACCGATGCGAAGCCCCGTCCAGAAAAGCACGGAAAGGCCTGTCCGGCCCGGCAGCTTCGGAACGTGTGTGATGAAGGCATTGAACTCCTCCACCGTCCAGAACCGCATTTCCCCCGCGTCCTTCTTGCCCACGCTACCGGCGAGGCGGGCCGGATTGATACCCAGGCCGTAGTATTTGCAGGCGTAGTTGAATATGGCCGAAAGCTGGTTGTTGATGGTCTTTGCATAGGTCGGGGCCACCTTGTCCGCGAGAAGCTGCGATTGCCACTTGCGAACGTGGGCCGGGGTAATCTCGTTGAGCGGGAGGTCCCCGAAGAACGGGAGGACCCGGTGCTCGATGAGATACCGCTTGTTCTGCATGGTGGTCCGCTTGAGACGCGGCTCCATGTCCCCCAGGTAGATTTCTGCGAAAGAGCGAAAGGTCATGTCACAGCTCCGGGCGCGGGTCCGCAAGAACTCTTCCTCAAACGCCTGGGCGTCCTTCTTGCGCTGGAAGCCCCGCTTCTTTTTGAGGCGTCGCTTGCCCTGCCAGTCGGTGTAGTAAAACGACGCGTACCATGTGTTCCTCAGTTCGTCTTTGTATGCTGGAATTTCAATCACCCTTTCGGAAGTCTCCCAAATTCATGCCAGAGCGGGTGCAGGACGGCCCAGGAGCCACGATAGGGGGTCTATGAATATACCAGGACCCCCAGAACGGAGAAGCGCTTATAGGGCCTCCCACGGGCCAAATACGCACAGGCCCCTTTTCAGGAGACCCGGTAGGCCTCTGGCACGTTCTTGAGCCGGACGCCCTCGGACTGCTGGTAGTCCCGGATGAGCTGGGCGATCTCCACAGAGGCGGCGGGGTCCCCGGCTTGCAGCGCCTCCTGGTAGTCGCTCTGGAGCTGGGCAAGGTGGGCTGCCCTCTCCCTCCGGCATACAGGGCAGAGGCCGGAGACCAGGTCCGCGCAGTTTTCGATGGAGCCGCAGCTCCGGCAGCTCAGATAGCCGATAGGCAAGTTTTCCACAGTTCACAACCTCCAATACCGATGTACGCTCTATTCGCGCACGCGCACGCGCATAGAGGAATATTATAATTACTAAGTCTTATATACATACTGTCTTATTATGGGTCCTGATTAGGACCTCATTTTTTGGGTATTCAGTCCTGATTAGGACCCTATTTTTCAAAATAAGGTCCTGATTAAGACCTCATTTTTTGGGTGCCTGTTTTGGCAGGTTAGTTTTCAACAGCTTTTCCACAGAGTTTTCCACAGTCTATTTCCGGCGTTCTTTCTGGGCGGCCTGCATCCTGGCATTGGCAGCGTCCACATCCCGGCGGGCGTCCTCGGCCTGGGGTCCCTCGACGATCTCATGCCGGAAGACTTCTTCCTGGAGTATGCGCCGGACATCGCTGTCGCTCATCTTGACCCCTGGGTAGTGACGCTCCAAGGAGCGGCGGATGGTCCCAATCATCCAGTCATTCAAGAGGACCTGCCCCACGATGAAACGATTGAGGACCCGACGCTGGGCGTAGAGCTGGGACAGAGCTATGTTCCCCTCTTCCTGGAAAGCCTCAATGCTCAGCGCGTAGAGGGGGGCGTAGTCCTCTGGCCGGTTCACATTCAGCTCGCAGAAGTTGAACTCGCAGACAAGCACCGTCTCCACCGGCTTCCCGAAGAGGACCTGATATATCCTCCAGGTAATGCCGTTGGTGAGCACCACCCAATCAATCCCAGCGCTGGCCGCATAGCCCGTGGCCTGGGAGACGTGGACATCCCGAAGGGCGATGCCCACGGCCTTGCATTCCAGCAACAGGCGGACCTTGCCTTTGAGCTGGACGGCCAGATCACAAAACTGCTGCTTGATACATAGCTCGGACGTGATGTTTTCGTACTTGTCGTAGCCGAAGACCTCGCAGAGAATGTCCGTGATTATCATTACCGTGTCGCTCTCATTCCGGCCCGCGAGCTGTGCCCGGCGTAGGATGGGCTGGAACTTCTGGACGCCGGATGATAGACGCGCCTCCGCCTGTGGGCTTATTCTCTGCATGGTATCACCCCCTAAAATCGACGCAGATTATACGGCCTTCCCGCCAGAGGACCTGGCCTCTGCAACGCCGCTCTTTTTGACTTCGCCCAGCAGGGGCGCGGTCATCTCCTGGAGGCGGCCTATCAAGAGTAGCTGCTCCCGTTCCGGCAGCTTCTCGTAAAGCTCCAGCATCTCTCGTCCGTTCTCGGATATTCCGAGGGCGGGCGCTTTTTTCGTTTCTGTCTCCGTGTCGCTGCCGGTCAGGAAGTAGCTCACAGAGCAGCCGAGGAATTCACAGATGGGAGCTATATACTTTGCAGGCGGGTCGGTGCCGCGCTGCTTCCAGTTTGTCGTTGTTGTTGTATTGACGCCGATGAATTTAGAAAGCGCGTATGCGGTTAGGTTTCTGGAGTCAAGCTCATGGAAAAGCCGCTCGCAAATTGTCATCGAAACACCTCCCAAGCGGTATGCAAAGTACCCAAAAAATAAGGTAAATATTTTTCATTCGTTAGCTCCCAAAGTATTGACTTACATCCCAAATGTGATATAATATAATCAAGCCAAAGGAATAAGGTAAAAACCCAAAAACAAACGGCCCAGGGAACGGGCCAGAGGATAAAACAGGAAGCGGCAGTGAAAGCCGGGTCGGAAGCGGGCATAGCTCCGGGGATGACCGGCAGGCGGTAACGGCGGTACGAACGGCAACCTCTGGACCATCCCGAAGCCAAAAGGCCGGGTGCAACCGGCGGAAAGGAAAACCATGACTAACCGAGAAGCCTACCTGGATGACCTGGATGAGCTGCTGAAAGAAATCGACCAGCTTTTGAGTGCGGTTCCTATCGGCAAGACCAAGCTGGAGCATCAGGCGCGGGAACAGGCAGAAGATGTGGCCGGAAGAGCCAGGGCCACTATCAACTGCATGAAGCGCGATTACATCATCGCTGAGTGATGACCGCCCGCCCCGGAGGTTACGAGGGCAGAAAGGATAACTAACCTATGGAACGCAACAAGTATGAATTGCAGCGCGAGGTCCTTGCTCGCAAGTACGAGACCATCCTCAAGGACTTTGAGGACACCAACGATGACCGGCGCATCGCCTGGAACTGCTACCAGCAGATCATCGCCGCCTGCGAAGCCATGCGGGACAGCGGCATGGAAAACAACTTCATCTGCTGCGCGGTCAACAAAAGCATCCGGGAGCAGGAAAGTAAGATTGACGAAATCATCACCCGGTTTACCGGCAAAGTCTACAAGGGCGTTAGGTGGCTGGACGTCCGGGAAGAGCTGAAATGCGATAGGTTCACCTGCGGCTATGTGGACTGCGTGATCTCAATGATGGTCTCGAAAGGGGCGGCTCGCAGGTTCCTCCGGGAACAGCTCTACGATATGCGGAACGAACTCACCAAAGAGCACTACTTGTCGATGTATGAGTACATCGACAAGGCAACAGGCCAAGGAGGCGGCGATGGAACCGAGGACGATTACTCAAGCTGAGGCCGCCGATCTGCTGGCCTCCAGCTATGAGACCGGGCGGTATGAGCCGCTGGGCCTCTTCCTGGTGGGAGAAGCCGGCGGGACCTGGACCGGGATTGACAACAGCACCGGCAACGCCTGGACGGAAGAGTTTGGGACCCAGGCCGAGTGCCTGAAATGGCTGAAAGGAGAGAATGCGGTGTTTACTTTGGATGAAGCGGTCAGCCGGATTTATGAGCTGTCCGCAGAGGCTCACATGAACATGGCCCGCAACCTCAAGGAGCGCCGGACCTGGTGTGAGAAGAACCTCAAGAACTACCAGACCATCAAGCGGGCCTTTGAGAAAGTGCTTGACATCCGGTACGCGGAGCGCCTGGAGGTCTACCGCTACTACTACGGCGAGGGGGCGGCGATGCGCCACTCCCCCCACCTGAGAGAAGCTGCCCACACAACTATAACCCCTTAACCGCCGGTGCAACGGCGGCCAAGTGCGAAAGGAGCTAACCAAATGTTTATTTTCAGAACCTCCAACCGAACCCGCTATGCAAGGGCTGTCCGCCACATGATGGACCACCCGGAGCGGTACGAGGTGATCTCAAGAGGGCGAGACTACTCGGCGGACATCAAAGGCCCCACCGGGTGTGGATGGTACATCCACTACCTGAAAGTTTGAGAGGGAGGCAAGAGCATGGCAACCAACATCAAGGACAAAATCGCTAAGCTGCTGGCCCTGGCAGAAAGCCCGAATGAGAACGAGGCCAAGGCCGCGCTGCTCAAGGCCCGCGAACTCATGGCCGAGCACAAGCTCAGACCCGAGGACGTCAAAAAGGCCAAAAAGGAAAAGGTCATCCGCAAGGTCCTGGACATCACTTGCACCGCCATGACCAATCCCTGGGCCGCGTCCCTCTCCGCTGTTATTGCGGAGCATTACTGCTGCCGAGCCTACCGCTACCGGAGCGCCGGTAGCAAGAAGAACAAGATTGGCCTGGTGGGGCTGGAAGAGGACTTCGAGATTGCCCAGCGAATTGTGATATACGCCCATGAGTGTGTCATGGCCGGTATCAAGGCCCAATTCGTCAGGGACCCCAAGGACCCTCCAGGAACCTACCGCGAGAAGTGCAACGCCTATGGCTGGGGGTTTGTCCGGGGAGTGAACAAGGCTTTTCGGGAGCAGGAAGAGCAGCACCAGGAATGGGGCCTTGTGATGGTAGTCCCTCAAGCTGTGGATGACAGCATGGCCGACATGGGGAAAAAGACGCAGTTTGGCACTGAGCAGACCGGCGGCTGGCGCGACGCCTACCGCGCCCTGGGCTTTCAGGACGGCAGACGGTTTGACCCCGCATCCCGCCTGTCTGATGGTGTTCCTGGACAGCTTATGATTGGAGGTTGATGCCGATGAAGTGCAAGAACTGTGGGTGCGAAGTCATCTGCATCCGGTCAGGAGGGCGCAGCGTCGTTTGCGACGCCGCTCCGATCACCTACTGGAGCGTCCGGGATGGAGCCTCGATGTCAGAGATGTTATCCCTGCTGACCCCGAACGGGGAAAGCATCTACGGGACGCCTGCTGGAAAGCTGGAGAACGCCGTGGGTGTGGCCTACCACCCCCACACTTGCGGACTGTTGCCCATCTTCCACCGTGGCCGGGATAGCTGGAGCCGCCCGGTCTACGATGACGGAACGGGTCGCCTCCTGGTGGACGTGGACCCGCGAGCTGGCCGAAAACCGGACATCTGCACGAAGCAGGGCAACGCCTTTGACGGTGAACCCTGCGACCCGGTAGATGGAGATTTTATCTTCATTCCGAGCCGGGACACCTGGTAACAGTATATACCAGAACGTCCCAAAAAACAAGCCGTATAAATTAGATACAAGGAGGAACCAAGCATGAGAACGGCAAACCGAGTTAAGCCGAAGACCGACTTCGGCATTGAGGTCCGGCTCTTCACCGCACAGACCGGAATGACAGTGAAAGAGCTGGCCGAGCGGTCCGGCGTCAAGTACACGACGCTGATTGAGACCACCACGGGCCGCTGTGCAGGCCACCAGCTCATCCCCATTGTCCGGGAGTACATGGCGAACTACGAGCAAAAGGAGGCATGACCCATGGCGATGAAGCCCCTCAAGACCGCCCACGATATGTTCTACTTCGTGGAGGACGTGATGCAGATTTTGGGCTACTCCAAGTCTAAGAGCTACAAGGTCATCAAGAGCCTCAACCGCGAGCTGGAGAACCAGGGCAAATGCACCTGTGACGGGCGCGTCATCAAGCGGTATTTCCATGAGCGCTACGGCCTGGATGAGCTGAACGCGTCCGCGAGACGGGGGGCGTAGCCATGGAGAAGAGCAAGAGACGCCGGAGCTATGCCCGCGCCTACTACCGGCTGTCCGTCCTCTGCCTTGCGGCCATGGTGACGGCCCGCCTCATTCTACTGATGATTGATGTCATCCAGCTTCAAATCCAGACCGCCGGGGCTTTTTCAATCCCCGCGAGCGCGGCAATCTTGGTATTCACCGGCTGGGAGCTGAGAACCTGGACCGGTCAAGGAAAGGAGAAAAAATCATGTGGACCTACAAGTGTGACCGCTGCGGAGCGGCGCTTGACCCCGGAGAGCGGTGCGACTGCCAGGACCGCCCGGCCAAGTACAACGGCAAGCCGATCTTCACCCAGGAGAACTTCAACTACTCCGAGGCCAAGATAGGCGACTATGTGGAGCAGGCCGTTGTGGATGACGCCATGGACTGTCTGCCTCCGGCCTCGATGAGCGCCCGGTGCGCTCAGATGGGCGAACCGTACTCCCACCGGGAGGACCCGGAGACCGGGCGGCTCCGGCCTACTTACTACACGTTCAAGCGTGTGGCCGGAGAGTGGCCTAACGGTATCTGGCAATTCTGCGGCTGCTGCTTCCAAGGCGAGACCGTCCCCCGTGGCAAGGACCCGATCTACTGCTGAGAGGGGGCCGAAACGATGAAGCGAAGCTGCGGGG